TCAACTTTTAGCCCCTTTAATACTAATTATACTGATACAGGAGAAGATGTATCTTCTATTTCAGGTACAGTTATTACAGCCACTGATACTGTCACAGGACTTGTTTTTGGCGATGTTTTATATTTAAAGGGAACAAAGGGCGGCATAGATTCTTATTATCTTTTAGGGGCAGTAAAATCGGTTTCTGGAACAGGAATTACATTAGTTAAAGATTCTTATATACAAAAACATACTACATTTGTAGGCGGTACTTCTCTTGCAGTAGATATATACAAGGCGGGTAGAGCGTTAATAGCAGGTAAGACATTAGAATCATCATTAAGAAATACGGAAAGGGCCACTACATTAATTGGAACTGCTGATAAAGGTGCAGTATTTACTACTGGTAAATATTTTAATTTTGATGGAACTAATTATTCGGACACTGAAAGGTTAAGTGCTTTGGGAAGTGGGGGAGAAACGAATGGAATAGATATTGATAATCTTTTAAATACGATTAATGACTCTACAACATATTTTGATTCACCTTTAGGTTTTGATTTCGACCATAATACTATTTCTTCAATGGTAGATTTTCCTGTATTAAATTCGGTTGATACTAAGGATGGATTGACTTTACACGAAATAGGTTATGTTTCGCCTATTGTAGTAGGGCGAATAGAAACAGATAATCTTTTAGACACCTTTTTAGAAACTTCGGGAACGGCCCAAGCAAGTAGAAAAAATAATAATATTTATTTAATTAACGGACAGGGTATGCCCGATGGAGGTTTTTTACATTTACTACATGGAGAAATACATGCAGATAAATCCCCCAAGACATTTAATAATGAATTTGAAGAAGACCCTTTATTTGCTCACACAGTTAATAGTCAATACGCTTTAAGGTTTAATACACCCATTTGGAGATATGTAAATAAATGTGCAGGTAGATTAACAAGAAAACTTTTTAATACCAATACTGATACTAATATTTCTAGACAGGCAATGCACAATGATTTTTATGAAAAAGATAGTAATTATAATTTTTATGCTTCGGGGTATAGGGCAAATATAGGAAGAATACCTACGGCTGATGAACATAAGGATGATACCGATTCTTACAGATTAGACTTACCAACAGAAAGAACAGGTCTATTTCCTGTTGTAGGTTCAAGGACACATGAAATTACTCGCTATCCTACTATTTTTCATAACTCCATATATCACTATGGTAGAAGATTACAAACAGATAATAATGGGATAAGTGCCACTACAATATTTAAAAATTTATATGAACTTTATGATAATTATTCCGGCCCCCTGCATTTGTTTTCTATTGGAGATATATACCCCGAAAGTAAGAAAAATCCGGACAACATAGGATTTACAAGTGGAACTTATAGTCGAACACTTTCCGATTACGGGGTCGTATTTAAAGGAGAACCTAAAGGTGTTGAAACAACATTTAATCACACTAATTGGGCGGGTTCTACAACAGTTAAAAACAAATTAGATGATGATTATTTTTATCAAGCGATTCAAACATCTAAAGGAGATATGCGAAGAATGAATCTTGTAAGATTAACAGATGTGACATTTGATATGATGATGAATGAAGTAGATTATGAACACTATAAATTCGATAATAGAGGTGGTAAAAACCTTTCTACTATTTTAAATTCAACAATATTAAGAACAGATGCAAATGTTCAAATTGTTAAAAGTTTTCCGGAATCTGGTTTTAGTCCAATAGACATTACACTTACTTCTAATATTTCAGCAGGTGCTACTATTGCAGTAAATGACGATAGTTGGTATAGTAGTGATTATATTTTTACCCTATATACAGACCCTTATGATTCTTACTCCGAAAATCACGGATTAAATAGGGCTGTATATGGAGTTCCGCTGTTAATAGGGCAAGTTGCGAGTGTGAATAATAATACTGTGACCCTTGTAACTTCTATGGGTGGTTCACATACAGGTGTAGGTTATACTTCTGGTTCAAAGTTATATGTGACAGTTAAATTGGCGGCTGAGTCGAGTAAAGCATTTACTAAAAAAATTCATGGGGCTAATATTAATTCTTTCCCGATTATAAGTGTCACAGAAGTAGATAATGGTGACGGGGTTATAAATCACAACTATAATAGAACTATGGCTTTGGTTGGTATTGGGGATGGAAATACTAACGATGCAGCATTTGAAGATAGTAGTAGTAATGATATTGCTGAAGAAAATAGATTCCCACTTAATGTTGATACAACCACTATTGCTGGAACACTTAACAATGTTAATGGTATTATTAAAGTTCCTTATATTCCCGGTTCCGCAACAGAAGGTAAGCATTTTAGTGCGACTTCACCTAATGAAGTCACAGTAGGTTTAGTGACTCACCGTTTTAGATGGAATTTTGATGCTAATTTTAACGACGATGTAATGACTATTACAAATGGAAAGGCATTACAATTTTTTAATTCTGACGGAACATGTAAAACTTTTCACGAAATTAAAACAGGCTCTACACAAAGTATGTTTAAATTAGTTGTAGGCTCGGATGCGACTTATAGTGAAACTCTTTTAAGATTAACGGGAGTGACAGATACCCAATTAACATTTTCGAAACACGCTTCAAGCCCATCAAGTCCCGGCTGGAGTGATTCAAATGAAACAGATTGTACACTTACCGCTTACGAAGATTCTACAACGGTAGTGACTTCATCTCAAAGGCTATTTCCTGTAAGGGCTATTCAAGATTCAAAAAGAGGACACGCCTTTGCATTTAAAAATTTATATCCGGTTATTATGGATATTCCTCATTTTGGTTTAAACACAGGTTCAAACTTTTTAGGTAGTGGAATAAATTGTAAAGCAACCGGTGGTATTTATGCAGTTGAACCTAATAAAATAGAATATTATGACATACAAGTAGGGGGTTATTCTCATAATGATGGTGCGTATGATGTAGATGGTTTAGAAATAATTGTTCATGGGGATAATGCTGGTGGATTTGCGACAGGTATTTATGAAAATAATTTAGGGGGGAGCAATTTTGCAGGTGTAAGACCTATCGAAGTATTATTTAAAGCATTTATAGATGTAGATGATTTTACAGTGGCTACACACTCAGGCGATGCAGGATTAAAAACTACTGAAAAAATGTTAATAACTACCTTTAATATTGATGCCTTAGATAATGGAAGCACTTCTTCTGCTAATGAATGGTTGTGTTATTCTAATAATCTTACAGGATATTATTTAGAAGGTAATAATACATTACATAAAATTATTTCACACACTGTTGCTAAGGATGATTCCACAGGTAGTGTTTCTACTGTTTTTAAACACTATTTAAAAATAGACAATGCAAGTTCTACTCCCAATGGTAAATTATCACTTATGAAAATAAATCAAAAATGCACCTATGATTTTTCACCAAAGGAAATACATTTAAATAAAGCGTCTTATCTTTATACTAAAAAGCCGGGAGTTAATGAAATGATGAGTCATATTCCTATTACTACTGCAACAAGGGGAGAAGAGATAGTTGAAGATGGTTTTTATTCCGCAGGTATAAACAAGGGTGGCATACAATCATTATACACAATGATAGAACCTGATGGTGGCGGTGGTAATTACTTAATTCCTCGAACTTCCAGTGATATTTCTTTTACTAATAGTTTTCCTACTGGAAGTGAATACGATATTTTAATGACAGACGGGGTTAATTCATTAAGAACTTCTATGTTTGTTTCTTCCAGTAAAATTTTAGAATTTGCAGATATGAAAGAAATGAAAGGAACTCCTTCTGTTGGTAGTATTTTATCTATAACCACAGCACAAAACCCTAATTTTAAACCTAAATCAGTAGGTATTTGTGTTCCATTTAATATTAGTGTTGAAGTGGAAGATGTTGCAGATGATATTTTAACTTCCGTTGGTATTTCTTATACAAAAGATACTACTTCTAATAATTACTACATCGGTTCTAATTTTACAGGTGAAAATGCTTATGCTGCAATTAATAATGTATTGTCGTTTAAGAAAAAGAAATTGACCGTAGATGGTAATACTATACGGGTAGTTTCAAATGAAGAAGAAAAAGAATATAGAAGTATTGAATTTAATGAAGAAAATAATATCCATAAAGTCACGAGTATTAAAAAGAATAAATCACTGTACGATAACTTTAACGAAGTGGTAGTATTTGGTGACGGTGTAAAGGGAACTGCTAAAAATTATAGAGAAATTAAAAAGCGAGGTTCAAAAACTAAGGAAGTATATGATTTTTCATTAGTCACTAATGCACAGGTATCGCAAAAGGCACAACAACTTTTAAAATTATACACAAGCCTACAATCAGCCATAGAAATAGAAGTCGGTGATAAGATACCGCTACTGCAACCCGGAAATATCGTATCAGTTTATTACCCCTCGGAGGGAATATTTAGGGGAGACTACATGGTTATTGAGATTGAGAAAAATATTGGAATGCCAACTAAGTTATTACTTGGGGAATATAATCGTGACTTAGCAAATACATTCACAATGTTGATTTCAGAAACACGCAATTTACAAGGAAGGGCAAAACAAAAAGTTTATACCAGCGTGACCTCTCCTAATATTGATATACAGGCATTACGAGTTAAGTTTGTCAAAGCAACAATAACTAAAACCAATTCAACTGCAACAGAATTAGGATTCACATACACATTAGGATTCGATGCGAGGATGGGACTATGATAACAACAGAAGGAAAAACAAATTTGAAAGACCATATTATCTCAACTTTTACACACTTTCAAGTGGGGACGGGCGGGGATTCAACAAATCCTAATGCGGGAGACTTAGATTCACCTTTGGGTTCAAAGGCTACGATTACAAGTGCAAGTGGGCAAGTCCTTTCAAGTGGAGAAACTTCAATTGATTTTTCATTTACTATATTGGGTTCTGCGTATGTTGGCAATACAATTAAGGAAGTAGGTATATTCGATTCGGGGAATACTTTATTAGTACGAGTTAATTATGACGGAATAGGACCACTTACAAGTTCGGATGAAGTAGAGTTTATAATTACGGTGGAGGTAGATTAATGGTAGCAAATCAGGGAAAAATAACAACAATGGGTGGAACTACTGGATTAGTAGACCAAACAGATAAAATGCACACTGGAATTTTAAAGGCATTAGAAGCGTATAGTAAAGAAGATATTTGTATCGGCCATGCAGGTTTTACTATTACAGGCACAGGAACTTACACTCAATATAATTTAGCGCAACCAATTCACTTTACAACAAAAGGGCAATACAAAAAACATACAAGTGATATTTCTATAACATACGATACTACTGTGACAGACGCAAAACCAACTGCGGGTCAAACGCAACACCCAAATTATACTCGTTATGATTTAATTTCTATAACAAACGCTGATACACCCACTTTGGTAATCACATTAGGAACTTTAAGTGGTGCTAATGGTTTGGTTCCCGACTTACCAACAGGTAATATTCCTATTGCTTTAATTGAAGTCACGGCAGGAACAGACCCCAATAAGATTAATTATAATTTTCAATTATACACATTAGATAAACAAACTAATTCTCTTTCAATCGGTTATTCAAGCGGTGGGTTTTATACTGAAGTAAGTTCTATTACTGGAACAAGTGATGGATTATTTATTTCAGGTATAGCAGACCATACAAGTTCATTAGCAGGTGCGGATAAAGTTTTAATTCAAGATGCGGATGCTTCTAATGTAATGAAAACTGTTACTGCTCAATCTATTGCTAATTTATCGACAGGAGATATTACATCTGTTGTGGCTGGTAGTGCTTTGACAGGTGGAGGAACAACAGGAGATGTTACACTAAATGTTGGTGTTGATGATTCTACTATTGAAATTAATTCGGATGCTTTAAGATTAAAAGATAGTGGAATAACAGTTGGAAAGATGGCCGCTAATTCTGTCGATTCCGACCAATATGTAGACGGTTCTGTTGACAATATACATTTGGCAACAGGAATAGATGCAGTTAAAATTGCTGATGGTACAGTCACTAATGAAGAATTTCAAAGAATAAATACTCTTACTTCAAACGCACAAACACAATTAAACACTAAATTACAAGTGGGACAGTTTAGTATGTGGATTCCGGCAGAAGCAATAAGCCCCCAATCAGTAAATCCTTGTGGTAGTTTAACAACAACTGCTAACGCTAACGCTACTCAACCTGATTTTAGAACTTTAGCATTCGACGCAGGTACTGATGAATTTGCTCAATTTTCAATTGCTATGCCTAAAATGTGGAACGAAGGTGCAGTTTTATTTACTTTTTATTGGACTCATGTTGGTAGTGCAGGTAATGATGTAATTTGGACTATTGCTGGAACTTCTGTTTCTAATGATGAAGCCATAGGGGGAGTTATTTTCGGAACTGCTGTTAATTATCAAGATACAGCACTAGACGCTAAAGATTTGCATATTGTCAGTAGCGATACTACTCTCACTATTGCAGGTAGTCCCGCAGTAGGAGATGTTTGCTTTTTCCAAATATCAAGAGATGCTAATAATGGTAATGATGATTTCGCTAGTGATGCTTTGCTTATTGGTGTTAAGATGAAATACACCGTTGACGGATTAAATGATGAGTGATTAAGATGTGGGTAAGTAGAGTATCGGGAATGGGGTCTTATGCGAATAGGACTACCCCTGTAAATACTAATCTTTACAATTTGGCTTCTGTAAAATCTATCCATGAAACTAATTCTAATACGGGTGTTGGAATAAATTTTAATGCAGGTGCGGCT